TACTTCAGGCATACACTATAGAAACTTGTGACCCAGGTAAAAATCCAAACCCATGCAAGATGCGAACATCTTACAAGGGTTTGTATATAAAAACCCTGGATCTACATAATAGATACAGTGTAAGATGCTAAGCATCTCGCCTAGGTATGAACAAAGCATGTTCATGCCCCCACTCGGCCACCGAGTGGTATTCTAATCGATTGTTTACGATTTCTTACGTCTAGTTTGCTTCTTAGAAGAAGGTTCTGGTGTTTTCTGTACAAAGAGTCCACCACGACTCCTATTTATGAATTATGTAATAGTTTATGGATCTGACCCAATGATAACAAAACTACGCTGGTGTTGGATTTGAATAGGTGTACATAATTGGAGCTCCAACGAACAATCCAAGTTGAAAATCCTCTGCAACTGAGATATATCGATCTAATCGATAATCTGATCCTGGAGTATTTTCCGGAACGTCTACGGAAACATCATGTGCATGCGGCAAGAAAGCCGGAAATCTTCTAACACGTCTGGCCGGCTCAAATCGTTGTCCATCCGTATAATATGGAGTTTCAAATTCCAAAACGGGATTTTGACCAACACATGTAGCATGTGATCCACCTAAAGATTTACGTTCAGTATTCATGATATTTCTACGACGATCACCCTCCAATGTACCATCAATTTGATGTGCACTAGAAGTATTAGCAGAACCAATAAGATTATGTCGAGAAACAGACATCGTATGACAACGAACTGCTGATCCCAATTGACTCAAAGCATACTTATGTCTCAAACCTCCACGACGACATGCAAAAGCAGGCGTCAAATAATTGAGCAATGTCAAATTACAAAAATTGTAAGCCGAAGAACCTGCTGTAGAATCAACTCCAGCGTCCTCACCTCCAGCTTCCCAACCACGATAGTAGGGAAAATCATGAAGATTAAGACTTACAATTCGCGTTTGAGTGGCAGTACCAGTCTCAGCAGGCCAGTATGAATTAAAGTAATTATACCGGCGTAGAAGCTCACGATATGAAACAATTCGTTCGCCCTGATACACTAAATACTGATTGTCTTCCTTGATATACTCTCCAGGTGCAAATGCAGCGACCTCGTCAGAACACGTAGGGGAATTTGAATTATCAGTGGTATTTGCCAAAACAGCATCCGGTGCCATATCTGATTGTTGCGCATGGGGCGACAATTGAGCAAGATTGTTGGTAGTGGGTACGGCAAGAGCAAAATCATCACCTGCTGCAACCCAAACCTGAATTTTGACATCAGCTGCTGTTGTAGATGGAGTAGCCAATTCGTTCACAACGTAAACTGAAATGGAACCATTGTCTACAGGACTTCCCGCAATAATGGGATTGACATCATCAAAAATAGTTGCAGCTGGAATGACATCGATGCCCACGTTTTTGGCCCAAGCGCGAATGTCCGCCCACTTGACTTCATATTCAAAATCACGATTTTCTGAAATATCTACAATAGTAGAATATGTCTGATTAAACGGAATGGCACCAGGAGGACTAGTAACAGGATTGTAAACAATCCTCAAACGTCCTCGGTGATATTCAGAACAAACAACATTGAATCGAAATTTAATAGAACCTTGCCAAGCATCAAATGGGGTAGCACCCCATGCCAAAGCAGTGGAATGAATCTCAGTCACAGGAGCTGCCACAACTGTACGTCCATATAAAGGAGCAACAATCATGGAAGTTAACATAGTGTCTGTAACTGCAGTTTCTGGCCAATCAAATTGACGGAAATATGACCATCTTTGGCAAATGGAGTTAATAGTGAGTTCATCTTCCCCGCCTAATCCCATTAGTCGAGTATCAATTGACAACTCATTCTTCGAATCCAAGGATAATTTGACCAAAGGCTCAGGTGCGTCAGAATTCGCAAGATTACCTAAATAACGAGGTACATACGAACGCGAATCTTCCAATACTTGCGGTCTTGAATATCCAAAACACTTAGCAATATCACCAATTTTAGTCGAAACCATTGATGTTGCCTTAGCATAAGGAGTCAAGACAGGAATCATAGAAAGAGCATCAGCAGCCTTTGCAATTGCAGAAGCGGGTTTACTAATCAATCCATTACGGGTAAACTCATCATTAGATGATTGATTATTAGCACGCATAGTTTTACGTGGCTTTTCTTTTCCAGCTTGTTTCTGATAAGGTTTAGGGAAACCAAATTCATCCAAATCTGCATCTTCAACAGCACCTTGTGCGTCATTAGTTGTAGGTACAGATAAGGTGAGGTTCTCTGCCCAACAGAAAACAGCAATAGTGATAGGATCAGTACCGCCATTAGCATGTTGCAACACATCAAAATCATGGATATCAATTTCTCCAAGAAGACTATCCCATCCGGCAATAGTTATATCCAAATAGTTCTCTGGCCAAATAAATGGCAAGAGCATTTCTCCACCTTGCGATGTGGTAGGATCTAACAACAAATGAGGCTTCTGTGAGGCTTGAATCAAATCTTGTTCAATAAATGTCCTGTTAACAGTAACTTCATCATTTTCAACGTACGGATTATACGACAATAAGGCACGACCATAATAAAAGCTGTTACCATTAATCAAAACCTTTAAGCGCAAATTGCAGCGCAAATTACGATAACGATTAATTTTATCAAGAACATCAGCATTGTTAAAAAATTCTTCCCAGGATTGAAGCGCGTAACTGACAACGCAGCACCAGGCGTCCACTGATACTCTTTGATCTTGATAGGCCTGCTAAGGAAATCTCCAAGCTGGGCATCTGAAAACCCTGAGAGCTCAGTGGTCGCATCAGCATTCGCCTTAATATCGTAAGACCAAGGCGTGTCACCATCAACAAAATGAACATTTTGTTCTTCTTTGGTACGGTCAGTTTTTGAGACTTTAAAAGCGGCGTCTCCCTCCGCATCATTATTAATATTTATATTATTAGAATTAGTAGTAAGCAATTTAAAATCTTAAGATCAGTGCATCGCTTAATGCACTGTCTGCAATACATTTAGTTAAGTGACGAATTCTCCCGTAAATACGGGTACTCCACGAGGGGAGTGTCGACATGTAGCAAGCCTATGCACACATTGATAACATATAAAACACGTATAACACGGTATCCAATACTACAGGGCCATTTTAAACTTACACATCCCACGAATGGCTCCGGGGGGTTAGAATGAGTTTAATGTCATCCCAGGACAGAGCGAGCTTAAAGGTACTTCTCCTTAAAAAACTCCATGCGCTGATCATAAGTGGTCTCAAGCTCATTACACAAATGTGCAATTTTAGCCTTGACCGCAACAGTACGCATCTGTTCACGCCTCATCTCATACATTTCTCTGCCATACTGCCACCATTCTCGAAGCGCTCCATCGATATTCTGAGCACTTTGATCTTCAGCTGAAACAGCCTTGGAGTGCAAAACTGAATGAAGTGACTTCCAAATGGAATTCTCATCCAATACACCATGAATGAGGCCAGTATCCTCATCGAAACGATTGTGACGCTTTAAAAAATCGGCATCAGCATCATTCATATAAGAAGTAGGCTCAGACTCTTTATCAGGCATAGTAAAAACCATACCACGAGCCTTGAGAAATTCAGCATAAGAGATGTGGTTGAACCACTCACACCCTTTGCGAACGGATCCCTTGACGTCATCACCATAAGTCATTACCGCACAATTGTGTCGGAAAGGCTCTGGATTTCCATCCAAAGCGGAATATAAATGGTAATACGCACAGCGAAGTAAAAGGGAATTGACAACGCAATTGATATACACTGTCATGTTCTGCCCAGACGGATTAGAACCCGAATGAATAATCACATCTCCATTGTAAGATACGCACGAAAAAGAAATCTCCGTTGCAATACCCTTCATGATAGTGATATCACGCTCAGTATATTGTCCACACTGCTCTCCAATAGTAATAAAACATTTGAATGCAGCCAACATCAATTGAGCGGGCATACGCAAATCGTACTTGCTATAATCTCCAGCAAGAATACGATCTTCTCCAAACTTCCTCATGTGTTTTGCTAACTGATCCCATTCGGGACCTTGAGCATTAACGCCCACAGCACATTCAGAAGTAAGGGGGAACAAGGACAACATCCTAGCAATAGGCAGGAAGTATTTTCTAACCAACAACTGGAAAGCCCAGTCAGCGGCCTGAAAAACACGAACTTTCTCCTTACCAATTTTGGTAGGTTCGTCCTTAACACATGCTTTGAAAATGGCATAGCAACGTTCGCCATTGGCCAATTTCTCCTCCATAACACGAAATTCTTCCATAATCATTTCGTCACACTTTGCTGGACAAACATGTTCAGGATAATCCTCTGGATTGAGCATAGTAATCAACTCAGACTTAGGTCCTGACAATGGAAAACCCTTTGAAGTATTACGCTTCATGGCATCAATGAATCTGACTCCATCTCTACCACATAACGATTCCATTTCAGTAAGAGGCTTCAATTCACCGAAAGCCATTTCGGAGAACACCTCGTTCTGAAAAGTTTCAAGGATATGTCCAGTGTAATCAACAACAGCCTTATCCACTAAGGAAGGCTCAATACCGGGACTGGTATTAGCCGAGTGGACAAGAGAAGCCTGCCACATCTTCTTAGAATTGAAGTGTGGTGGTCCATGTTGTCTAGGAACGCCAGTAACTTCCTCAACAATATCAGAAATGGGCGTTACCTCAACTTCGCTCTTAGTGTGAGACGCACGATCATTATTCCTTCCCAAATATTCAACATTACTTCCAAGAGGAAGATAATTGATGGGAGAATTCTCATGAATATCACGAGCAACGATCACCTGCTTATCGTAACGAGAAGTCGGAAAAGTTCCCGGTTTGTGTGCGGGAAAACTACTAATCTTATCATGAGCAGATTCAATAGCAGTCAAAATCTCCGAACGAGTAACAGTAAGAGCCTTACCACTGGGCGTACCAGTGATTCCTCGCAGATGAATTCCACAAATAGGAAACTTAGCAAAAGCTCCAATCACAAGTCCACCACACATACCTGTAAAAGTATTGTAGGGACAATTGTAATGGTAACCAGCTCCTCCGGCTTCGGAATTTCTAATCCAATTGGCTCTGATACGATCATCAGATAATATACCATCAGGATGCCTATATAGAAGACGAGCATTTCCTGATACTGTAACAGAATCAGGAAACAAATGAGTGATATCGGCACGAATTCCACCAGAGGGAATGCTAACAACACACAAATCTTTTTCAGGAATTGGCACGATATTGTTCACGCCTACATATCCCTTAAATGTACCTCCTAATACAGTAGGATCTGAACGAGTGACGAGAACTTTCAAATCTTTACGATTTCAAACACATGGAGAGGAAGCAAATACATATCTCCTCCAAGTGCAAGAACATCACAAGACTGTTGAAAATTGTTCTCAACCAATTTGGCATGAAACAAATTCTTTCCAGCTTTTAATATGACCTGGTCAAGGGTCATGGTATCATTCTCATGTGATACGTGTACCTCGCCAATTGATGGTGTACACCAAGGATTAATTTCAACATCTCTTTCCTTGATGTCAGCAACAGTAGATGGGGCAAGAGTGGCTTGATGGTCATGCACAACTCGCAACGAAGTTACAACTTTATGCAAAATTTTAGCCATAGCACAAAAAGAGAAAAATTGAATAGCTTTACTCCTACGAATAGAATCAAACAAGTCAAAAGTGAATTCTCGATTATTGCTAATCCTCTCACACATATCACTCTTCCACTTCGCAAGTACACAATAATATGCAAATGCACAAAAACACAAAGAAAAGAGACATAAGCCAGCGGACAATTCTCCAATGAGAATGCCCATACTCATGAAAAGCATGAAAAGCTGCATCATGCTCTTGCGAGTGCGACGCTCCAAGTCAATGAAATCCCTCGCATGATAAGCCATGTACATCTTCTGAACAAGTGTGCTATCAACAACACGTTGCGGAATACGAAGAGTAATTGCTTGTGTCATACGCGGAATACGCTCGAATTGAGTCTTGAGAGATTCAAACGTTTCAGAAATGCGAGACTGAGGGTCAAAAACCGTACTAAGATCAGCACGATCGTACAACTCCCAATCATAATCAGAATGTTCAAAAGTCTCAACAAAATCATCAGATTCCTCAACGTCAGTAACATCAACGTCATTGAATTCCTCCA